ATTGAGCGTGTGGACCTCGTCAGCGCCCGTGTGCCCAACACGATGTACAACATCACGAACGGTACCGGAATCTTCGCAGTCGGTGCCACGGATTTCAGCATCAGGCACGGGTTCTACTCGGCCTACGGTATCGCAGCCGCAATCACCTCCAACGCCCTCGTGACCCTGGACTACCTCCCAGATGAGGGCAAGTTCATCTTCTCAAACGCCGGGGCTTTCTCCATCACGATCCAGAGTGAGGAATTTGCAAAAATAATTGGACTGTCCAACAACACGACGTATTCTTCATCCGTGGCCACCAACCTGGACCCCGGGTACACAGGCAAGCAGATCATCAGGTCCACGACTATGGTTGACCTGACCCTGAACGACTACATCTTCCTGGACATTGACGAGCTCAGGACGCCCCACAACATTGATGCGAGGGCCATAGACGGCACTTCGGGTACCGTGTCTGGGTCAAATGCAAACAGGGCTTTTGCACCCGTCATCCTGGACGTGGGGTCTGGGTGCATCAAGAATTTTCATGAAAATAAGGACTACCGCGTGTCTGTGGCGTATCCAGAACCCATCAACGTTTTACAACGTCTCACGGTTCGTTGGTACGACAAGGATGGTAAGCTTTTGAACTTTCGGGGGTGGGACACGAATGCATTCGTCCTGAGAATTCACGTCAAGCCAGAGCCCGAGCGTGTTCTCCCACCGCCTCCGCCCCTACAGAATGTAGAGCTTAAGCGGATCATAGACGCCATGACGCTGACGCTTCCACCCCCTCCCAAAGAGGAGACCAGGCGGTTCAAGATACCGTGGTTCCTCCTGGTGATTGCAATTTTGACTGGAATTTTCATCTGGAGGACGTTCGGTCCTAAACCCGCGGTCCCTGGCATGGGGCCTGGGCAACCAATTTAAGCACGGGTCACGGCGTAGACGGGCTGCTGGGGGTCGTTGATCTTCACGTTGGTCGCCACGGTCTTGATCGCCATGTACACGACGATGGCCAGCAGGGTGGTGAACAGGGCAGACAGGATGTAGTACTGGCCGCCGTTCTTGCCCACCTGGACCACCTGGGAGATGATCCAGCGGACCACGTCCATCCACGCCACGGCACTGGCGAAGGCGAAGCCCGCCACGATGGAGTTCAGGGACTGGGACTCGAGCTGGAGAGCGATAGAAGAGATCATGCCGGCCATTTTATTATTTAATGGGAAAAAAATATGCCGGCTCCCAAGGGTCCCAGGTCACGATGACCTCCTGACCACCCCCGTAGTTGGCCTCGGGGCCCCGATCGTACCCTTCCGGGGTGTCCTCGTCCTCGTAATCTTCCTCCTGGAGGATCGTGGAATACTTGGGCTTGGTCCGGGACAGGTCTTCGTATTCACCCTCTTCCCATTCCCACATCTAATTTTGTTCCATTTTGTCAATTGCGTTTTTCAACGCACACTCCACTGGGGTTTCAGGCTCCCAATCGGCCCACGTGTCCGCACACGAGTTTATGTCTAGGGCGGTCTGGTCGTCCTGACCTTCGTACCGGGCCCACACGAGCTCGTCGTCCGAGGCGGTTTCCCAAGATCCCGAGTCGGAGTCGGAGTCGCTCTGCGACTCCTCCTCTCCATAAATTTCCGGAAAAAGTGACCCCACCTGCTTGCCCGTAATCTTGCGGGCCGCGTACATCATGCCCATGTGCATGTCCTGAGAGAGCACAATGTCTCTGCCACACGCCTTGGCGTAGTGTGCGGCAAAGACGGTTGCCGATTCCATGACCGGCTTGAAGATTTCTATGGCCGAACTGATCACCGCCTCCTGGTCCATTTGAATTTTCATTGAAAATTAGAAAACAGAATGGTCGCAGACCCGTTGGCCACCTGGAGGAAATTGTAGTTTAGGGCGTAGACCCGAATGTACCGGTTGTAGGCGCTGGTGTTTAAATTTAATTTTAAAATTTGATTCTGAATTCTTGAGAGGTTCACAGCCCCTGATGGCGCCCTGGACTCGGGGTCGAGGCTGAAGGAGTACAGGTAAAACCGATAGTTGGGGGCCCGAGTGTGAAACTCAAGGCCTTGGACGACCCTGAGGAACAGGGGTGTGCCCACCTCGTCTGATATACGTTCGGTCGAGTTGAAGAAGAGCTCCAGGGACGAGAGCTGTTCAGTGTTGGTGACGTTGCTGGCCAAGTAGTCGTACCCAGGGGCCGCGTCATTCTGAATCACGAAAAAGAGCTCCTTGACGGGGTTGGAGAATTCCAAATAACAATTCACCGAGTTGACCCCAACTGGACACCAGAACTGGGATAGTTGGAGCTGCTCTACCAAGTGAATCTGTGGCGTCTTGCGGATGTACTCAATCTCCTTCTGACCCAGGTACGTGTACTCTACGTGCAGGAACGCCGTCACCGGATCGGTAATGGTCGTGGCTGGGCTCGTGAAAGTGACCGAGGGATTCGTGACGATTCTGAACGTCACGGGTTCTTTGAACGCACAAATGGGTATGCCCTTCTCGAGGATAGAAAAGGGCAGCGGAACCGTGTAAGTCGCCGCACACGTCGTGAGACCCTTGCCGATCAGGCCCTGTAGACAGGGCTGCTTTCCCTGTGGCACCTCAATGTCCCATTTGAGGGCCATGTACTCGCCCCAGATCCGCTCGATGAGCTCGGATCCTATGTAGAGCTCCACGTACGAAATCATATGGGTCGCGACCGACTCTTCTACGGACACGGCTTGGAGGCTCGGGGGAGGCTGTAATTTCAGGTACATTTCAGTAATGAGGTCACCGGACCTTGGAAGTTGGATGTAGCTTTCGGCACCCAAGACGAGGCGGTCAGCATCAAACTGGACCTTGTCGACCCGTGAAGCAAAGTGGCTCGAGCCTTCATATTTTTCTTTAAAATATGTGACCTGTGGGTTCGAGCTCAGGACAATGTCTTCCTGACCCAGGAACGTTAAACTGGCACGGGCGGCCATTCCTAGTAAGTTCGTAGAACTTATTTACCCAACCCCGGACGCTCACGTGTTGAACAGAAGCCCCCCGAGTCCGTCCGCAATTCTCAAAACGTTGTAGTTCACAGCAAGGACCCTGAGCTCCTTGGCTGGGAGGTATGTTTGCCCGCCACATTCAAGTCTCAATAAGGCTTGCTTGATGCGGCTAAAGTTGATTTGTCCAGAGGGTCTAGGTGAATTGGGATCGGCCGCAAAAGAGTACATGAAGAAATCGCGTTGAGGAAAGTTGGGGTAGTGGTTGAAAGGCTCCAGCGACCCGGTGTACAGGGCGTCGGTCGTGTCGTTCGTGAACACCTCTTGGCCGTTAAAGCTCAGACCAAAGCTAATAACGGCGTTGTTTGAATAATTGTAGGGCAATTGGTTGGTGGGTTGGACGACGAAGAACATTTCACGAACTGGATTCTTCAGGTCCAGATTGAATACGGCCGACTGGAATCCGCTCAGGAGGCTGATGCGCTGGTACTGACACTGGGTGATCAGGTACTCGAGACGGGCCCGAGTAAACCAGTTAATCTCCTGGTCCGAAAGGTATACATACTCTGTGATGATGGTGGCGTCGAGGGTCGGATTCGTCACTTGAATCGCCGTCAACTCGGAAAAGTTGCGGAACGTCACGTGAACCTCCACGTCCTGCCGGTCGAGAGCAACGAGTGGCAGTGACAGGGACGGGTGCCCATAAAAGTAAAAGGGTAAGTTTACAAAATACGTCCGGCCCGGTGGGTTGATGGTGCTCGTATCGTTCTTGCCCGTCATGACCGTGAGGCCAGGTTGGTTCTCGTATGGAACATACAGGTCATTCCAAAGCTCGATGAACTCGCCCGTCAGGGACTGGATCGTCTGACCACCAATCTTGAGGTCAGCCGTCTGGATCGCCCACGTCCCCACGGAATCATAATAAGGGAACGTTTGAGTCAATTGGTCAACTACGTTGGCAGTAATGGGGTACACGGCGATGAATGTATTTGAAAATAAATTGGGGGTGGCGGTGGACCCATCTATTGTGATTGAGACGGGGTAACTTTGGGTCGTGTCCGTTATGTGTATAGGCACCTGAAACGTGTAAGGTGGTAATATACCCAGGCTTACGGTGTACTTTTGGGGACCAAAAGTCAAACTCGTCACTTTATCGGCGGTGCAGATCGCCCCGGTCAGCATATAAGAACCGGCGTTGCTGAACTTCAAATTCCCAGTTGAATAAGAAATGAGGCTAGAGTTTCCATTTGATGTGAAATTTGTTGAAAAATTGAGTGGACTGGTCAGTGTCTGGGAGTTGGGCTGGAACAATAGGCCGTTCTGAGGCAGTACGTTGGAATCGGGGGTCGTGGAAGTGGCGACCCCAATTCTGTTCAAAATAAAATAGGAACTGGCAGTCAGGGTTGTTAGGGTCGTGGTGGTTGCGTTCATGTAGTAATTGGCCGTGGTGTTCGTGACGATCAGGGGCATGGTGAAGGCGAATGTGGGATCCCGGCCCTGGACGGAGAGGTCGTAATCGTACACGAGGTTGGCGCTTTCCCACACCTGGACGTTGGACACGTAACCCGATCCGAGATACACGACACCCGTCATAAGGTACTCACCTGTGCTGTTGAAGACGACGTTCGATCCGGCTGTAAGGGTGGTGAGGGAGTTACTGGGAGTGGCGACGTTCCCCGAGAGGCGGATCTTACACGGATTGAGGTCCATTGTCACGGGGCTTGTGAGTTGGTAAATTTCATCGACGGGATTGATGGATATGTACGAATTGGCCTGGAGTTGCGAACCCGTGCTCGTCACGTAAAAGTAATAGGTATTAGCGGCGCTGGTAATATTCATGGGTATTACGGCCGGCATTGAAGGATCGGGTGAGACGCGGAATGTATACGTCGTCTCAAAATTGGGGACGGGTGGTGCACTGCCCTCTTGGGCTTCGGTCGTGCTCGACCCGAAACTTATGGTGGCGATGGAACCAGCACCGACGTCGAAACCCGCCTTGAGGGCGTAAAATCCCGTTTTGGTGAACTGGAGGCGACCCCCAGCCGTGACTGGGAACCTGGCCGACGTGTCATAGACGGTCCAGTACGCTCCACCCGCGCCCGAACCTGAAAAGTTTAGAAATTGTTGGCCGGATACGTTGTAGGCCTGGTTGAGTTGGGTGAAAAACCCCGTCTGTGGGTCTGGGGGCAACACGCCTGCCGAACGGATCCATCCCGCTTGCTCGAGTGTAAAATCGCTCGTGCGCGTCACGGTCGAGATGTAGTTTGGTGACGTGTTGGATGGTGAGTTGTTGGCCGTCAGGTTGGACGTGGACCCAACCGTGTAAACGAGGTTACCAGACGCCGTAAAGTTTGTAGTCGCTTTGGGGTCCAGGGCCCAGAACACACCAGAATTAGAGGTGTTGGGCCCGTTCTCAACCTCGATCGTATAGCAATTACTGAAAATGAACTTGTTTTGGACGGCATCCCACGATACATACTTGCCGAACGTGGTTGTGAGCCACTGAGTCGCGTTGTTCGTTGAATATGACGACACGAGGGTCGTCGCCACGAGGGAGGTCACGCTACCAGTCGCGTCATACACGAGGAAGTGGGGGTCGGCGAGTGTAGGAGACGACCCGACTGGCCAGGTCCAGTCGGACCCTGGGTTGTTCAGAGCCGGCAAAGTCATCTTGAGCGTCAGGCCTCTGATGAGGTCGCCCTTGGGCGGAATTCTACAAATGTTATTTTGTCCATAATTTACTTTTTGTTCCAGAAATGGAATATCGTACGCCTCCAGGACGAATGGAGAGTGACGCCGGTATACCCCAGCATAGTACGTCACCTGGGGAGACCCCGTGAGGTACGCGTCCTGTTGACCAATCGCTGCCAGCTGGATATAACCAGCGGACATCTCTAGTAAAGGAAAACATTGTTTTCCGTCGGCGCCCCCGCGCCCCAAGCCCCCTTGAATTTTGCGTGAAAATATCAGCGATGACGCTTCAGTTGAAGAAGTTTGATCCGTCACGAATGGCGGACGACAAGGTTTGCGTCTTTATAGGCAAACGTGGAACGGGCAAGTCCACGCTCGTGACGGACATCCTTTGGCACAAGAAGCATATTCCTGCGGGAATCGCCATGTCTGGGACGGAGGAGGGGAACGGGTACTATAAACAGTTTATTCCAGACCTCTTCGTATACGGCGACTATAACAAGGATGCACTTGAGAAGATTATCGAGCGCCAGAAGAGGCTCTTGGCGGTCGGCAAGTGTCAGCCCGTGTTTATACTAATGGACGACTGCATGTACGACCGATCTTTTATGAGAGACGTGTCCATCCGCCAGCTGTTCATGAACGGCCGCCACTGGAAGATATTCTTCATGATGACGACCCAGTACTGCATGGACATGACGCCCATGATTCGGACGAACGTGGACTATGTATTTGCTCTGCGTGACAACGTCCGTCAGAACCGGGAAAATCTTTACAAAGCCTTCTTCGGCGTCTTCCCCACCTTTGATCAGTTTTCTCAGGTGATGGACGCTTGTACCGAAAACTACGAGTGCTTGGTCCTAGACAATACTTCCAAGAGCAACAAGATCACAGATTGTGTGTTCTGGTACAAGGCGCCGATCCGGCGCAACTTTCATGTAGGGTCTCCCGCCTTTTGGCAGTATCATCAGAGGCACTATAATCCCAGGGCCGTTCAGCAAGCGGCCCAGCCTCAGGCGACCCGTCGTGGAGGGACGGTCATAGTCAAAAAGTCTGGGGCGCGTAGTTGAGGGCGCTTTCTTTTCCGTTTTGAAATTAGATGCAGACGTACGATCCCAACGTTTCTGAGCTGGCCACCCCAATTCCAATGGCATCGGCCGCCGCCGAACAGCCCAAACGGGAAGAGTCACGGGGCGTCCCAACCGGGCTTATTCGCGAAGAAAAAAACCTAGACGAATCTCAAATGGCTGAGTTCTCTTCTGCGCTTGACGAGGTTATGCCCGGTCCAGGTCGGATGATGCAGGATGAGGTTCAGGGTTCGCCCTACGAGCAGGCGCCTCCCCAGAAGAAGGCGACGAAGAGCCCCAAGGGTGATGGTAAGAACCCATTCGGCCTGACTGATGAGCAGTACTATGCGGCCCTTGCGGGTGTGGCGGCGATCATCGCCTTTTCCAAGCCGGTTCAGGGCAAGCTGAGCTCCATGGTCCCCAAGTTCCTGGGCGAGGGTGGTGAGCTTTCCCTGACGGGTATGGCGGTCTCGGCGCTTGTGGCGGCCATCGTGTTCTACTTTGCTCGGCAGTTTCTGACGGACCGAACCTAAGTCGGAGCCGGAGGCTCCGTAGTTAGTGACACCAGTGGGATCCCGAGGGAGCGCCTTCGGCGCTCTCGGTCTCAGTCTCTCACCGTGTCCCCGCAGTACTTGCGTTCCCCGGACTTGACGTAGAGGCCCGCATCTATGCACAACTTCTTCAGATTTTCAAAATTTTCCCAAAATTTAATCGAGTGATCGTATTCCGGAACGGTCATATGAGCCAACTCATGAATTAAAACATAAATTGCAGAATTTACATCGTCTCCATCAAGACAGATGTAAATTTCATATCCCTTATTGACGTTGGACCCTATGACCCCGTCCTTCTTGCCCCTGAGTCCTGTTATGATGGCGGGCTTGAGGACCGGTATCCACGTTGGGTCCCCGGTTTCCCTGAGCATTTTGAGGATGGCCCAGTATCTCTCCTTGATTTCCTGAAGCATTTTTGGTTCAGAATTAGTCACGAGGGTCCAGACCAGGGTCAGGAACATGACGATGGCCGACAGGATCCAGGGCCACATCTCTGTTATTACGAAAGACAAATTTCGTGTACAAATCTGATACGAGTCCGTTGGGTTGGATCATCATGGGTTCCCAGACCAACTTGTCAAATCCCATTTTTTTCAAATTTTCAATCAAAATTGATCCGTCCATGAGTGGCTCGGCTTTTGCGCCGTCGGCATAGAAGGGGCCGTCGGCCAACCTGACGAGGAGCTGGTCCCCACGGACGTGAAACTCGTTCCCCAGGGCGTCCTGAAAGTTGCCCTCGGAGTCGGCCAGCATTTGGGCCCGGGCCTTTTCGGGCACGATACCAATCAGGAGACCCCCTGGCTTCACAGCGACTTTGAGAGCCTTGAGAGAGGCGTCCAACGTTTCGGGGTCGGAGAAGATGTAGTGGAGCGAAAAGTTATAGCACACCACGTCAAAGGGACCGGCGAACGCAGCGTGCCTGATGTCACCCTGGCCTAGGAACCAGACACCGAACCCCATGTCCAGTGCACGGGACTCGGCCTCTTTGAGGGACTCGGCATCGGGATCGATGGCGGCCACTCGGGCCTTGACCGCCTTCCACTTCCACCAGTCGCCGCCCCGGCCGCACCCACAGTCCAGGACGTACGAGCCGGGTTTGACCCACTTGGTGATGAGTTGACGTTTGAGGTCGTTGTGAAGTTTGCGGAGAGCCTCCATAATTTGCGTTTCTCTAGATAAAAAATAAGCCTGTTTTAGTTTTAAATGGGTTCTCTCGAGCAGGATTACCTGACTGTTCCAGGACAGCTTTTTGCGTGCGTGTCGTTCGTCGGCCCCGACCTGCCCCAGAAGAATGAGCAGCTCGGCATGAAGATTCGCGGGTGCTTTGCGAACCGCGAGGATGCGGCGGCCCACGCCAAGCGCCTCCAGAAGGATGACGCACTCGTGGACATTTACGTGGTTGACATGTACAAGTGGCTCCTGAT